CGTCCGTCACTACTGACTGGACCACTACGAATTCACTGGCTATCAAGCCTTATGGCGGCGGTGCTGCGGGAGCGCCCGTATATTCCACGCTGATCTATGGCCAGAATGCATTCGGTACCATTGAGCTGGGCGGCAACGGGCAGAATGTCAAGGTCATCATCAATCCTCCGGGATCTTCCGGCGCTCTGGATCCTCTTGAACAGCGCGGAACCATCGGCTGGAAGGTGAAGGGCTTCTGCACTGTCATCCTTCAGGATGATTTCATCACCCGCATCGAACATGGTGCAACGGCGTAATTTCAATAACAATACAATAACGCCAGGCCGGTGCCTGGCGTTTCCTTTTGGGAGGTTATTTTATGGCTAAAACGGCAAATGTGGAAACTGTGGAAAATCCCGTGGATGAACTCGCGGCGGTAACTCCTGTTGTCCAGCCGAAGAAAGAACAGCGTGTGCGGGTATATATTCCGAAACGTGAAGATGAAGAGGGAAGCAATGTCAAGGTCGATCCGTATGAGCATGTGACGATCAACGGCAAGACCACTCTCATTCGCAGAGGCGAATATGTCGATGTGACTGTTCCGGTGTACATCCAGCTGAAGAACAAATTCCCGAATATCTGAGGTGGTTTGCAATGACAGTCGCAGAAATCAAAAATCAGGTCATGTTCCAGACGAACAATGACGTGGATGATATAGATGATTACCTTCCGTACCTGATGGAGTATATCAATGATGGCTACGACCGTCTTGTAAAGGCATATGACAAACAGCATGTTGGCAGTGACAGCATTGAATATACTCCGCTGAAAAACGATGATGAAATTCCGCTAGTGCCGGAATGGACGCACCATTATATTGCTGACTGGGCATCGTGGCTGGTCTACAGGAACGGAAACCCTCAGAAGCAACAGCGCGGATATGCTTTCCGTGAAGCATTCCTTGAGATTTGCAGAACGCTTTCCGGTGAGGGCGGCAAGAGTGCTGAGCTGAACGGCGGACCGGCAAAACGGTTCCGGAACATGCCGAGGTGATGAGCGATGGCGGCACTATACAATACATCCGTGGCCATCGACTCTTTCCGTGGGATTAATCAGGTCGGAGACGGATTCAATGTGGCCATGAGATATGCTGCAGAAATGGAGAATGTCAATGTTGAGGGCGGCACCTTCCGTCAGATGCGGGAAGGGAAACCCATACCACAGGAGCTGGACACTCCCATTGGCACACTGGCATATCTGCACCGGCGGTTCGGTGAGGATACAGGCACACTGCTTGTTGCGATTGCTGATGGCTTTGTGTACACCAAGGAACTTGATAACGATGATGACGAATGGGTCCTTCGTTATCCTCTCAGCGGTGATGAGCCACTTAGCGACAGTGACAATGACTGGGTCACTTATGAGGTGAATACACGAGACGGTCAGGCTCTGGACAATCCGGTAGACGTTCTGCTCTTTTCCAATGCCACAGACGGCATGTTCTGTCTGTATGGCGATAATTATGAAGTCGTGCCTGTGACAACTCCAAAGAAGTTCGGAGTTATTGCCCGTTACAATGAGCGGATCTGGGGAAGCGGAATTGCGAATGAACCGGACATGCTGGTCTACAGTGCACCATATGATCCGTTTGACTGGGATGCAGATCAGGAAATCCCAGAGGATGGTGCCGGTGATATTCTTATCCCGACATGGGATGGAGACAGCTTTCAGGCACTGAAACAGTATGGGTCAACACTACTGGCCATAAAGCGCAACAGCGTCTGGCGGATCTATGGAACGAACCCAGGCGAATTCTCAATCCAGCAACAGTACGGCGGTGGAACCATTGAAGAGAATACACTGGCTGTATATGGTGAATACGCCTACATGCTGGGCGAACATGGCCTGATGCAGTATGACGGCTCCGGTGTATATCCTTTCCGTCAGGACTGGATAAAGAACCTGCTCAATGACAAAGTCAATCACGATGCTCTTTCCCTGTGTTGTGCTGCAATGCGGAATACCACCTATTGTATTGCTCTGCCTGTCAATGGCAGTCCTTTCTGCAATGCCATTCTGGAGTACAACACGCTGGAGCAGAGCTTTTCACTGCGGACAGAAATATCGATAGACAGCTTCCTTCAGATTGATGAACGGCTGTTCTATACATCCGCTGTGTATCCTGGACAGGTCTTTGAAATGAGGGATGATATCGGCAAGCCTCTGTTCTGTGAGTGGGTCAGTAATTATCAGGATCTTGGACAGAAGAACTCCGTGAAAAGCGCATTCCTCGTGTATATGATGGTGGACAGCGAAGCGCCGGTTGAGCTGAGAGTTGGAATCCGGACTGAGAAAAAGATGAAAACCAAGATTGTAAAGACAAAGCCAGGTAAGATGACCAGAATACAGTTGAATCTGACTGGTCGGATATTCAGGCTGGAAATCCGGTCTTACAGTGCTGTTCCATTCACCATTGCCGGTGGAGTCAAAATAGATCTGGAGCTGGATCCGGATTGAGTGAGGTCATCATGCAAGACAGACGAAAGCAGATTACGACAGGGTATCCGTTCCCTCGAATTCCAGCCAGTTGGAATGAGGAAGAGCGGCGCTTCGGGTTTGAACTCAAGAATCTGTTTGACCAGATCTTCGGACGGTTCAATCTTCAGAAGATATATCCTGTCGGTATTATCGTTCTCTCAGGCGATAACAAAGCTCCATTTTCTTTCGGAAAATGGGAAGAAGTGAATATTGGAATATCTGGAGTGTACGCATGGAAACGTACAGTTTGAAGGTGAAACATGGTAAAGATTGAAAATCTTAACTCACTGGCAATTGGTGTTCAGGGTGAGAATCTGGCAACATCAATTGACATTGATATGACGAGCTGGGTGGATGCTTTTCCAGCCGGCAGCCTACATATCCTGTTTAAGCCGTATAACCAGACCATTCCGCTCCCGATGGTAACCTCATACGACAGCGAGACAAAGATACTGAGCTGGACACCGTCATTTGGGGCAACGGCTGTAGTCGGTGTCGGATATTCTGAGGTTAGAATGCTGGACTCGGCAACAGGCATGGTGAAGAAGTCCCGAATTGTTCCGACTGTCGTTGATAACAGCGTTAGTGGAATTGAAGAAAATCCGCCGCCGCTCTATCAGGAATGGGTCAATTCTGTATTACAGGCAGCCGTTGATGCTGAAACCGCACAGGCCGGTGCCGAGGATGCATTGAGTAGAGCCGAGGATACTATCTTGCTATATCCAAGAATCAGCGAGGCTACCAATACATGGCAAGTTTGGGATGCAGAACATGAAGTATGGATTGATACGGGAGTTCTGGCTGTCGGCGCTACCGGTCCGCAAGGTCCGACAGGAGCGCAGGGTATACAAGGTCCTCAGGGAGAAAAAGGTGATCAGGGTATACAGGGCATACAGGGGGTACAAGGCCCTCAGGGAATTCAGGGACCTAAGGGAGACCGAGGCAATGATGGTACCACAGCTGTCATTGAACTGGGCACATATGGTTATGCTTTCCGTATAACTGACGGGCATCTCTGGTGCGATTACGGCGGAGATGAAGCGCCAACTTTCCGTATCGATGCAAGAGGGCATTTCGTCTATGACATTCCGACTGATGAGGAAGAAGAAGGTGAATGAAATGATACTTCTAGAACATGGTATAGTACCTGATGGCCCAAGTCATAACGATCCAGTTGGACCGCCTGGACCTATTGGAGGATTAACAAGTGATGTACTTGAAGAGTGTATCCAGTTAGTCATGACAGCAGCAGACATGCTGAAAAGCTTGAAGGAAAGGAATGATGATGCAGATGCCAGGATCGATTGACTTTGGGCCGGTCGTTGGTCCTCAAGGTCCGACAGGACCACAGGGTATCCAGGGACCACAGGGTATTCAGGGGCCTCAGGGTATTCAGGGGCCTCAGGGTGAACAGGGTGAGACAGGTCCTACTGGGCCTCAGGGTATACAAGGAGAAACAGGACCGGCCGGGCCTGGGGTTGTGACCGGTGGAACTACTGGGCAGGTGCTGCGCAAGGCTTCGGCTGTTGACTATGACACGGAATGGCATAATCTGACTGGCGAAGATATACCGGTTAGTCCGACTAACGCTAGTTCACTTTCTGCTGAGATTGTTAAATTAGGAAATGCACTCGCATACGTTGAAAATGGCGACTCAGCAACTCGGACATATTCGGCGGGGCAATATATCTTATGGAAAGGAACGCTTTACACTGTAAACAGCGACGGCATTCCATCAGGCAATGCTATATCTGGACATGTAACAGCGGTAACAAGTGGAGGCCTAAATGCTTTATCATCTGGCATTAACACGTTAAACAATCTATACGGTCGAACCTTCGCCCAGAGTTTTAACGTCGTGCCTGATTATAATCTGCTTTTGTATGGCGGGCGTTCATATACAGATGGGTTTCCGCCGGATACTATCACCAGTTTTTCCGCTGGAATGTGTATATCAACAGGCACAGCAACATATAAACGACAAATATTTATACCAAACGGATTGATAGGGCAAGCCGCAGAACGTGTAATGAGTGCGGGTGTATGGGGTGAATGGTATCGTACATCATTAGGATATATCCCGGGTGAAAGTATTAATGATAGGTTATTTTTTGGAGTGACTGCATTTATAACTGGACAAGGTACAAATTTATATATAACAATACCTATTAAAACAATGGCGACAAACATTGCAATAACCAAGCTAACTATAGGACTGCGCAAAGCTGAAGGCGGATATGTTGGTGACGGAGATAATTTTGACGTTACATCATATATAAGCTATACAAGGATATATCAAGAACAAGGAATACTTGAAGTGCAACTAATAAAGAACGACGGATGGGGAACTTTAAACAATATACCGGCTATAGGGCGATGCGTAATAACTGGAACATTTAACTAACATAAAGAAAGGAATTAAAATCATGGAAAACGTTTTTTTCTTAACCAGAATCCGGAGAACAAACGGAACATGGGACAAGGGCACGGAAACGCACACCGATATTGACGAGGCAAGAGGCGCATTCCATGCATACATGGGTGCGTATGGTTACGGAAGGAATGCTGATACTGATTTCTGTAAAGCATACATTACAGACATGTTCGGCGATGGATTCATTGAACAGGCCAAGTGGATTAAACCGGAGACGGCGAGCGTTGAACAGGCGTAATTAACAATCTGGCACTAATACTAGGCACGTTCTGTGTTTACATGGGGCGAGAAATCCACTGTCAGTTTACTGGCGGTGAGTGCCAATTTATAAAAAGGAGGGATAACTACGTGGATCGAGTGTAATCCGAATCCGGATAAACGAAGTACTACTGACTGTGCAGTACGTGCTATCGCTCTTGCCCTGAACATTCCATGGGAAGAAGCATTTCTTATGCTTACTTCTAAAGCGTTTGTGCTGCACGACATGCCGGATAAACATCCCGTGGTACATGCAGTCCTCAAGGATCTGGGATACAAGCGTGAAGCCGTTCCCAGTACCTGTCCGGATTGTTACACCATTGATGATTTCTGTAAGGACCATCCGAAAGGCATTTTCTTCGTTGGCTTCGGTGATCATATCGCAGTTATCCGAGATGGCAATCTGCTGGATGCATGGGACAGTTCGAATGAACTGCCCCAGCTCTACTGGCACAAAGAGGAGGATGAGTAATGGCTTATTATCCGCAACAGCCACAGACCAATGTTATTCAGGTGTCGGGTGAACAGGAAGTCCGGTCTTTCCAGTTTGCTCCGAATTCTACATTTGCCTTTTTCGACCGGAATGAGCCGGTCATCTATTATGTCCGGTCGGATGCATCCGGAAGAGTAACCGTTGACATACTGGATTTCACGATCCGTCCGGATCCCAAGGTGGTCCAGCAGGAAACTGAGATGAATGAACTCCGACAGCGTCTGGCCGCTATCGAGAGCATGTTAGGAGGGTTAGTACATGAATCCACTGTTTCAAAATCAACAGCCGCAGGCGCAGTTCCCGCAGCAGAATCTGCTCCAGCAGTTCAACCAGTTCCGTAACTCTTTCCAGGGTGATCCCAGTCAGACCATTCAGCAGATGCTGAATTCCGGTCGTGCCACACAGGAACAGTATAATCAGGCTGTTCAGATGGCACAGCAGTTCAAACAGATGTTTGGACTTAAATAAGGTACTACCTGTCCAAGTGTACATAGGACAGTGAGTATAAATTTATTATGGGAGGTTTTGTTTTATGAACGAAAATGGTAGCAACATGACTATGCCAGTTCAGCCGATGTACGGTGGTGGCAATAACGGATTTTTCGGAGGAGATCTCGGATCTCTTATTATCCTGTTTTTCCTCATGATGATTTGCGGCGGCTGGGGCAACGGATTCGGAAACGGAAACGGTGGAAACGTCGGCGGACTCTATCCGTGGATGAATCAGCAGGCTCAGATGCAGGAGGGCTTCCGTGACCAGATGCTGAATACTCAGATTGAGGGAATCCGCAATGGTCAGGTGTCCGGCTTCGGTGACGTGAATCTCGGCATTGCTGGTCTTGGCCGGCAGATCTGTGAAACCGGCAACGCTGTTACCGGTGCTGTCCGTGATGGATTCTATGGCGTTGAGCTGGGTGCCAATCAGCGGCAGATGGCCAGCATGAATCAGAATTTCCAGATCCAGACCGGCATTGGAGATGTCAAGTACACCATTGCGAATGAAGGCTGTCTGACCAGGAATCAGTCCATGATGAATACCCGTGACATCATGGAAAACCAGAACGCCATTGGCCAGAAGATCATGGATAAGCTGTGCCAGCTCGAACTGGATGGCGTGAAGGGCGAGCGTGATGCAGAGCGCCGTGCGAATGCGGAACTCCGTGAACAGGTGACCCGCCTGACTTTGGGCAATCAGCTGACTGCCGGCTTCGCCAACGAGGTCGATGCATTGTATAACCGTCTCAATTCCTGCCCCGTGCCCAGTACACCTGTATTTGGGCGTACCCCGATTTTTACATGTAACCAGAATCCGCAGTATTCCGGCTGTGGCTGTGGCTGTGGCGGGAATGGGAATCTGATGTAAGGGGGAAATCTCAATGTCAGTATATATCGGCATGAATGGTGTG